CCCAAAAAATAAAAATATCTATGTTTTCTTGGTCTATCGATTGTAATTAAATTATCTCCATACTTTTCACGTAGCCATTGTATTCTATTTTCTTGTCCTCTACTTAAATCATGTATTGTTGTGTGATGTAAATGCTCTAATCCTTTAATATAATAATCCTTAAATTGTGCTGAAAGACCTGTATAAATCCAGTTTGTCGCTTGGTATATATAACCATGATGATTTTTTGATGTATCTGCATATGAAACAACTACACAAGGTTTTGGAATGTTTTTTAAACATGATGAAACAAAAAATGATAATGAGTTTTTTTGTTGATTTTCATTTATAACTAATCTGTTTAGTTCATATAATTTATATGATGGTATTATATTTCTTAATGTTGAAGATACAGGAGTTCCAAATGAACAAACACCAACTAAATTATCATTATAATATAATCCAAAACAAAATTCAATAGGAGGCATTCTACGTGCATAATGTTTTTTTAAGAACCAATCTTTACAATCGTTATAATCTATTGACTTAACTTGATAATTCATAGCGCAAATATAGTTATTTATATTTAATTAAAAAATGTATTCAACTGTTTTTCCCATAAAATTGCATTGCAGAGTTCCAGTCATCCCGTTTCTGCACTTGCTAATAATCAATTCCGCATCTTCAAGTTCAGGTGGGTTGCCGCCATTCTTTTGTGCTTCATAATAATCAGGTCTGTACGGAAATAACACCGTGTCTGCATCCTGTTCTATTGCCCCAGACTCCCGAAGGTTTGCCAATTTTGGCCGGCTGTTGCCTTCCTCTGTTCCCCTGTTAAGTTGTGACAACGGCATCACCGTGCATCCGCATTCTTTGGCAATCAGTTTGCATTGCCTACTGATGTTGGCTATTTCTTGCTCCCGATTTTTACCGCCTGTGGATTTAACCAACTGCATATAGTCAATGATCACCAGCGTTGGTTTTACTTTCATTGTCTTAATTCGGGTTTTTATTTGTGCTATGTCCAGCATTGTGCTATCTTCGATTTGAAATTTGTAATCAATCAGCAGTAATTCACGTGCGATATTCTCCAACTCAAATTCATTCACATCAGCGTTTCTCACTTTCAGATTATCCACCCGGCCCAAGGATGAAAGTATGCGGTCTGCGAGTTGTTCCTTTGACATTTCCATACTAAACATTATAACCCTGCCACCCAGCTTTGCGTGAGCAATTCCGATGCTGACTGCGAATGCTGTCTTACCCATTCCGGGCCGACCTGCCACCACAACATTTTCACCGGGAACAAACCCCCCGATGTACTTGTCAAGTTTTGTGAACCCAGTTGGCAGTCCAATGGTTTTGATTTCGGACTTGCTTCGTTTCTCCAAGTTGTCGAAGCGGTCACCAAGTAAAGTGATTAGGTCAATGGCTTGGCCACTTTCGTTCAGTTGCAATTCGTCAATAGTTTTTTGAACTTCCGACATTGACTGCATTATTTCACTTCCGTTGGTCAGGTCATTGACAATTTTTGTCAAGTCAATAGTCAGGGTTTTACGTATGTATTCCTGATGCAACATTGAAACCAACCGAGTAATGCTTTCACCTGTGTAGTAGTTGTTTAAATCTGCGATGTCCATTGCCATGTCACGGTGCTTCATTACCACAGCCACGTTGTCAATATGCTCGTTGTTGAGGTACATTGCCTGAATGGTCAAACACAGGGTGCGATATTTGGGTACGGTGAACCATTCGCTGCGTACCGTTGCGGTTAAATCCAGCTGCTTACCTTGCAGCCATGTTCCGAGAATTTGTTGCTCTATCATTCTAAATATTTTATGGCCTTCGCCTGTTCAACTTCCATAGGTTTTAAAAATGGGATGGTGTTTGCAAGTTTGGTTTTCCAGTTCTTAATCTTTTTTCCGTGACCATCCACCCACCCGGCTTCCACCCATTGATTGTATTTGGCTTCAATAGGGTAACGATAACCGGGTTTCAGTCCTTTCATCCCGTATTCGCAAAATTCATCGAGCGTAGGTATTGTATTTTTATTTACAATTTCATTTTCATTTTCATTTTCAGAACGTATTACGTTCGTATTACGTTCGTATTTGTCTGATTTTTTATTTTTCTCCCATCTCTTTTGTACTGACTGCGCAGCTTTCACGCTCTTTGCAGCACGTTTTTCCATCTCAATTTGCAGACGTTCATTGTAACTGCCTAACTCATCATGCTTAAATTTTGCATACACAAGTTGACCATTCGTAATACTATCGCATTGCGTTCGTAATACGTTCGTATCAATTCGGCCACCATGCTGGTGTTGAGCGCATAGCATTCGTACATATAAACCGACTTGCTCATTGCTCCAAAACATCGTTCCGGTCAGGAAGTCGCTGGAATAAAATAGAAATGCTGGGTCTTTGCTCATTGTTTTTGTCCTTTCAAGGTTAATTTTTTACACTGGTTGTAATAGATGATTTGCAGGTCAAGTTTCATCCAAAGGTACTCACATTGTAATAACGTGATGAGCTGATTTTCTCGCCTGTAATTTTCATACTCTTTGCGCAGTTCAAGTTCTGCGATTTGTTCATCGCAATATGCGACTTCAAGTGGTGTTGGTTTGTAGATGTTCATAAAAAAAACACCCACACTTTCGATAGTTGAACCCGGTCTGGACACTAACCGACTATCTACTTGCGTGGGTGTTAATTGTATTCGTTTCATTTGTCCAATCTTCTCGGCAGGGGGTTCAGTCCTGTTATTCCGATATGCAATTATAAAACAAAGATTTTAGATTTCCAAATTATTCGTTACAATATTGTTGATTTTCGTGGTAATCAATGTCGCTTTGTTCGTCACGTTCCCATTCGATTGTTTGGGTTATGTACCACGACCATCCCTTTTCCCATTCTTTGAAGTCATCCGAGTTGAGTTTGAAAGGATTTTCTCCATTTGTTCCCCAGTAGTTGAATTGCTGACAGGCCTCATAGCCCAGTTCGAAAGGTGTTTTTGTGTTTTCCATGCTGTTTTTTTTATTACCATTCTTCTGATTCACGATATGATTCATTATAGACAAGTTTATTGTTTTTTATTAGCCATTGTCCATCGCTTAATGTCGTGGTGCGTTTTGTATCATTTGTTATTTCCCATCCACCAAGTACACATCCATCTTCTTGAAGGATATCATACAATTCTTTTAGAATGGTACTCTTAACTTCTTTCAGTGAGTCAACATCTATTGGGTCGCCCATTCCCCGTTGGTTAGAAATCCAGTACCTTTTGATTGTTTGCTTTTTCATGTTGTTTTGTTTTTGTTTCATGGTACAAATATAGTATAGTTTTTTATATATGCAATACTTTTTGTTAAATTATTTGTGTAAAAGTTATCCACAATATAAAAATATCGACCTTTTACGAATAAACTTTGTGCCGTGAAGAAGCATACGAAGGTTTATCTTGACCATTTCGGGTATGACAAAAGTGATTTCATTCCTTGCGAGGTCTGTGGCGCACAAGCTGTGGACATTCACCACATACAAGCAAGGGGAATGGGTGGGAGCAAACGTGCTGACGTAATTGAAAACCTAATGGCACTATGTAGATACTGCCACGAAAGTTTTGGAGATAAGAAACAATATAAGGACTGGTTGAAAGACGTTCACTCTATAAAACTTGAACAAGCGCACAGACATACTGATTGAGTTGGCAACATCCAAATGGCTGCCCGACTTTTGTACAAAGGTTGGCGGTCATGTTGCCGCTGATTTGCAGCAGCACTTGTTGCTTATCTGTTGCGAGATGGATGCAGACAGATTGGTACAGCTGCATGAAAACAACGGACTCATATACTATTTAGTAAGGGTAGGATGTAACGCAGTAAACGGAAACCGTTACACCAAGTTTTACCGGGACTTCCTTCGCACCACAGAAACGCTACCTGAAAACTACGATGAGGAAGCAGAGGACTACGATGAGACACATCTTCGCAGAAAACAGGAAGCAGTACAATCGGTTAACTTTAAAGAGGTGGCAAACCATTTCAACCGTTCCGAATGGTATGTAGTAAAATTGTGGCAGCTCTGGGAAGAAAAGCAAAGCATGGCATTGATGGCCCGTGACACCAAAATCAACTACCGGGAGATTAGCCAGATTATTAACTCAATCAAAACACAGATAAAAGAAAAATACAATGAATACGATGACTGACATATTTGGGGTAGCTGCATTATGTGTGTTGCTTGCCCGATACTTTTTCCCCCCTATGATTTCATTTGTGTACGCCATAGACAGCAGATACAGACCCACAATCAAGCCATTTGAATGTGGGTTCTGTCTGTCGTGGTGGACAGGACTAATATGGTTTAGCGTTCAATACGGATTGTACGGAGTTATTTACGCATCACTATGCGCTATTGTTGGAGCTTTAATTGACCGATACCTATGAGCTTAATGCAGATAATATGGATTGCAGCGGTTATTTCATTGACCGTTTTGTGTTTCGTGTCTTTCTTAATTGGTAAAAAATGACACCCGAACAGCGTTCACTTTGCCTTGACCTGAAGCCGCACATTGACCGGATTAACAAGACCGGAACGTATGCGCTTGAAGCAGGGTATTATGCCAAACTCAACGAAGTTCACAGGCAGTTGTACGGGCAACCATTTCCGGCTTGTCGCAGTTGTATGTTTGATGCACTGAAAAAGTTATACAGGGAAGCACTCAATGGTTAGTATAATTCATGGCGGTAACGCAGGGGATTTGATATACGCACTCCCGGCAATGAGAGCAGCATCGCGGTTGCGTAATGAGAAAGTGCATCTGTATTTACAGGTGGATGTTCCTGCGCAATACAATTTCAATCATCCGATGGGTAAAGTGCAAATGAATTTGAAGATGGCACAGATGCTCGTGCCGTTGCTGATGTCAACCGACTTCATAGGCAAATGCACAATCACGGATGAAGCCGCAAAATGCGACTACAACTTCAACCTATTCCGTAAGTTTCACAATTACACGGGCCACATCTCCCAGTGGTATTTTCACATTTATCCCGAACTGACCTGTAATTTATCCGAGCCGATAGCGTTTGACATTGCCCCAATAGGAAACAATCAAATCATCCTGAACAGAACATCACGTTATCATAATCCTACTTTTGATTATAGCATACTGCGTAGGTATCAGGATAAGATTTCATTCGTTGGACTGCCTGATGAATACCGGGT